AGTCAGGGTGTCACCACGCGCACAATTCCACTTTTTCTTCCAAACGAACAAATGTTCAGACACGCTCGAGCAGGGGGGCCTCAAAAACCCTGGGTCTTGGAAAATCGCTACAGACCACTAAGGGGGTGGCAAATTTTTTTTCGGGGGGAAATCCTGGACTTCGAATGCTACAATTGAACATCAGGTTAAAAGGAGATGAACTAATGGGCAAGAAACTCGACACCGTTGAAGAAAAAATCATGCTGGCGTTTGAAGAGTCACTAAATAAGTTGCGGGCGCCTTCGCACCGAGACGACCAGTTCGAAAGCGGCTACGCAACAGCGCTACAAGACGTCAAGCATCTCATTGCTTCTCTGAAGTAGTTTGTGGTATAATAGTAGCATATGACTACGCAACCACAACCAAAATCGGGGCAACCCTACGGAGCCCGTGAACTCATTTCCCTCCTTGCAAAAAAATGGGCGGAAGATTACCTTGCTGCGGATGAAGCGGCCATTGCAGCGACGATTAGGGCCCGTCTACAGCATTCTAGAGTCACACCTGAAGACGTAGCCAAAGTAAATAACAGTGAAAGGATTGACATGAGCAAGTACAAGTCAAACGTGGAATATATTGCAACTTGGGGGGAATCGCTGTTGAAGAGCCCCCACAACACCTCAACGCCTCGGGAAAAAAATTCGGGGGCAGACTCAGCCTTCTTTCACCTGACTCGAGACTTCTCTGAAAAGGTCTTTGAAGAGTTTACCCAGGGTACAGCATTCAACGTCTCCTTTGCCAATAACAAGGGACTGCGAGAATTGACGTCGGTAGAGATTCAGGGACTAGAGGGACTTCCGGGCGACACCGTAGTGCGATACAACGGCACATTCGCAATCCTGAAGAAGACTCACCAGGTTTGGAAACACAAGAACGAACTCCCATGACAGTAGCAGTAGTAACATTTATAGTGATACTAGGAATGATTTGGTTCTCTGAACCGCATCCACACAAGTGAGAAATCCCCCGCCCGGCGAGTGCTAGGTGGGGGATTTTTTATTGAACACGTGTTTTTTTATGTACCGTTTTTTGCAAAATTTTTCAACGGCTATGGCTGGGGTAGTTAAATAGTTTGTTTTGTTTATTTAATTTATGGGGGGCCACAATAAACTAATACAGCATTTTGTATTATCAATTGGCTGGCAGACTAGGACTCGAACCTAGAACGGAGCATCCAGTCTGCTCTGGGGCCTCGGGTCGAACGAGGGCTAGGAGTTTCAAAGACTCCGGTGCTACCTTTACACTACCCCAGATTGTTTAGGTGTTTGCGAATTGCGTTATCCAAAACTCCCCAGTGTTGCCATTACACCATCTGCCACTGGTCGATGGGGAGGGATTCGAACCCCCGAACTCTATTGAGGTCTGGTTTACAGCCAGAAGCGTTTGGCCACTTCGCTACCCATCGATATTAGTGGCGGGAGTGGGATTTGCACCCACGACCTTCGGGACATGAACCCGCTGCTCTACTGCTGCGCTACCCCGCTTTGAATAGTATAGCACACGCGGTGCTACTTGTCAAACCTCATTTTGCAAATCTTCGGATTTCCTCAAAGATGTGATAGATAAGAAGGGCCTGGTGAATTGGCGCCTCCATGTATTGCAAAGAGATGATGGCGTTCTCTTCTAGCCGGTTTACCTGCTCGAGAAATTCTTCCCGGTCAATCAATCCCAGCCGCCGATAATTTCACCGATGGTCCGCAGGGCATCTTCTGGCGTGCCGTCGTTGGTAATTGAGTAGTCCCAGTCGTTTTCTAGCAACGTCTCGCTTTGGTGCCCGTTGACGGGACCGAGGCCGGTGCGCGCAACTTGGATAATGCTACCGCTCCGGTCGCGAATAGCCTTTGCCTCATTAGGGAACCTAACGTCGGGGATTACAATGCGGTCAGTCTTTGCTTTCTTGAAAAGTGTCTCGACCCAGATTTCTTCCCCCAAAAATTTGCGCCCGCCCTCGGTGCCAAAGCGTTGAAGAAGTTCACGAATCTCTGCGTACTCGACTTTTGCCTGGTCCCAGCCAAGCGTGTCTACAAGTTGTTGCAAGCGCGTGACTTCCCGAAACTTCTCTTCGTAGAAAAGAACAATGATTGGGTTGGTGGCGTACAGCATGTTACGCATAGCATCGGCAAAAGCAATGCACTCAAATCCGTGGTTTTTAACCATGAGTTGAGCAATTGTTGTTTTACCGCTACGAGCGTAACCGGACAGTCCTATAATTTCCATGGTGCCCCCGGACGGATTCGAACCGCCGACTCCCACGTTACAAGGGTGGTACTCTGGCCATCTGAGTTACAAGGGCGGGCGTTGGTCAGGTGGGAGTCGAACCCACACAAAACGGGATAGAAGCCCGTGGCACTATCCTTTATGCTACTGACCAAAAGTCTCCGGGGGCAGGGGTCGAACCTGCGACATACCGATTAACAGTCGGTTGTTCTGCCACTGAACTACCCCGGAAAACCCTTAGCGAAGGTGCTTAGCGGGAGCAGTCTTCTTGACGGGCGCCTTGGCCTTTGCAACTGCCTTGACAGGAGCAGGCGTTGGTGCGGGAATCAAAGCAGTCAACTTTGTTTCCAGTGTTTGCAATTCGGTGAGAACGTTGTCGAACTCAGCCTCAATGTGTGTGATGTACGCAGTGAACTTGGTGTCTTCAGCCTTGGCAGTCTTGATTGCATAAGCAATGAAGCCAACGGCAGAAGCAACCCACGAAGTGCCAACTGCGGTGAAAATGTTAGCGGATGCCGACATGGTTTTCCTTCCTCTTAAACCCCACGTATGTGGTGCTTTCCATTGTAGCACAAAAATGAAAACCCTGTCAACCTTTTCAACCATGTCAAGTTTTGGGCATTTATTTAATACTAATATTAGTATATATACCCCTCCTCACTGGTGAGGACCCCAAAGTTTCAAGGAAATCGCCAAATGGTTGACATAAAACCCTGTAAATGATAGGGTTTTGCCCATGAGCGAAAACAGCAAAAACAGGTATCTTGTTCTTGCTCACATTGACAACGAAAAATTGACATATCGAGACGTAGTGGTACCAGATATTGTACCACTCTACGTAAACACCGAAGACCGAAAACACATAGGTTCCGCGCATTTGCGCAAAAGAGGCAAGCGCATTTATGCTCTCATTGAGATGACCGATAGCGTTTTAAATTTTGGGCCGGCCCCGTCAATTGCCCTCAGTCTCAAAAGCAAAAAACCGGTAATTGAAAACAACGTGTCCTACATTGACGAAGGTGTGGTACTATGTGCATACATCGTAAACCACGATGCGTGGGAATCTTTATACGGGAACACAGAGGACAAGCATGTTGAATTGGATTAGTTGGGCGCTCGGCGTTTATTTTTTCATTGCAATTCTTTTCTTTGCCCGAGTGTTTTACATATCAAATCGCATGATTAAGACTTGGAAGAAAGAAGGCTTTAATTTCCCAATTTTTAACCTCTTGACCAGAATGATTAGCGATTGCCTTTTTTGGCCTGTGTACATTTTGTGGCATGGATTCAAGAACATAATTGAGGACCTTCGTTGAACACGCCCCCCAAAATCCAGGGCAGTCATTTTGCGAACCCAAGTCTCCGCGGTGCAATTATTGCCGAATGCCCTAAGTGCGGCATTGTATGCGAAGACAGTTCAATCTCCATTTCTCGCATGACGGTTGTTTCTGCGGACAAAACGGAAACAACCGAAAACTTCAAGGGGACGATTATGACCAAGTACGTCATTGAAATTTTTGGAGAGTTTCTTCACCGCACCTGCCTTGTTTGCAGATACTCATGGGAAGACCCAACCGTCGACACGATAGGAGACTTGCTATGAGCAAATCCCGCGCAAAAGGCACCTCATTTGAGAGCGCTCTTGTAGAGATTTTGAACGAAGAAGGATTCCCCGACGCCAAGCGTCCCGGCCCAATCAACTGGGAGTTCGGTGACATTGATGGGGTCCCAATGGTCATTGAAGCAAAAAACCAACAAGCCTTGGCTCTCGCCGCCTGGATGAAACAGGCCGAGATTGCTTCTAAAAAAGCCGGCATGCCGTTTGTGGTTGTCCACAAGCGTAAGGGGAAAAATGCCCGTAAAGCGTATGCCACTCAAGAGTTTGATGCGTGGTTGATTTTGTTCCGCGCATACAAATACTGCATAGAAAACAACGTCGACCTAAATCCTTGACATTGTAAATTTTTTGTTGTACATTTATCGTATAATGGACACCTTTGGGTGCTCCTAGTTCTTTATGGAGGAACCCATGGCTAAGAAGTTGAACCGTCGTTCTCAACAGCGTTTGAAGAGAATGACAGACTCCCTCGAGGCCATTAGTCGGTTCACCAACAAAATCTCCGTTGTGGAACTTGAAACCCTTGTCCGCCGTGATGAAATCGGCGTCGACACCTATGCAGTTTCCAATACAGGCACAAGCATTGCCGCGTCAAGTCGCGGTGCAAGTTCTGAATTGACCCCCACCGAACGCGCCGCCGAAATAAGCATGAAGGGCAAGAAGCCCTATGACCCGGTTCGAGAAGAAGTTCGCAAGATTGAAAAGAAAATTATTCAATCAGAAGAAAACCTTCGTCAAATTGTAGAAAGCATCAACTTTCTTAAAGAAGGCGTTGAAAAGAAAAAGCGCCGTCAAACAAGCGAACCTTGCGAGATTTGCGAAGTTCTTCCTGCGGTTAAAACCGCAATGTGTTCTGATTGCTACCTTGATTGGGTAGATGCGGGGGCTCCCGACCGTTTTCGTTGGCGTGCATACATGCACCAACTGACAAACTCTGACGGGCAAGTTTTGGTGACTGATGTACCGCCCGCCCGCCGTCAAGTTTTAAATACTTGACATTTCAGAAATCTGTGTTAGTCTATGAACAAGAATCGGCCTCATTCTGCCCCGAGCACTGAGGAACTTTATTACCTTGGTTTTGAACCATGGCAAGTTTCTATTATTCAGAAACTACCGATTGACCTTCAGTGGGAAGCACATGATGAGTTCATTCGGCGTCTAATGTCAGACAATGACGTAGACAATTTAAGGTTCTAACGATTATGCACAACGACGACATTAACCAACGTTCAGAAGAACTCATTGAGAGCCTGGGCAACCTTGTTGGCGAAAACGAGATTGAGGCCCGTAAGTATTTGGGCGACAAGCAATACGAGGAAATCACAGCGTTTCTTCGCATGAACAACAACTTGAGCATTGCACAAACAGCGGCTCAAATTGAACTTCTAAAGTCTTCTGCGTTTTTGCGTTCGTCGTTTTCTTTTATTGCCCTTTGGTCAATCGTTCTTGCAACAGCATGGTCTTTTGTCATTTGGTTTAAGTAATGTCTAGTAACACTTTTGGAAAGTTTATTTCAGATTCGGTCAAGCCACCTGAAATAGATGTATTTGGCATTCTGGGATACGTCCCAACAGAACGCCAGCAAGTGTTTCACGCGGCTTCCGCCGAGCGAGTAGACGCCATTCTTTATGGTGGTGCTGCCGGTGGTGGTAAGACAGCGGCGTTCTTGATGGACGCGCTCTACAATGCCGCAAATTTTCCTGGTATGAAGATTGGTTGTTTCCGTCGTTCATACCCAGAGTTAGAAGAATCGTTCTTGGCGCAGTTAGCCAAGTGGAACTACGGTCGTGACCTAGGTGCCAAGTGGAACTCAACCAACAAGGTTTTGAAGTTCGCTAACGGTTCTGTCATTAACTTTACATACGCTGAAAACTTGGTTGACGCATCCCGAATCCTCGGTGGTGAGTACCAAGCCTTTTACATTGACGAAGCCTCGCAAATGATGCCCGCTGTTATTCAGCACATCGAAGAGCGTCTTCGTTCCGGTAGCCGACTTGTTCCGGTTATTGGTTTGCGCCTTGCTACCAACCCTGGTGGTATCGGCCACAAGTACCTTAAAGACCGATTCATTAATCCCACTAAGCGCGGGAAATTCCGGTACGAAGAAAAAGTGGGCGACGGCAAAAACACCCGTAGCGTTGCTTTTATTCAAGCAAAAGTTACGGACAACCCTCACGTCAACGAGGGCTACCACGCAGTTCTTGACTCCATTCCTGACCCACGGCGCCGCGCAGCGATGCGAGATGGTGACTGGGACGCAATGGTCGGTCAGTTTTTTGAGCAATGGCAATACTCCAAGCACGTTGTGCCATCTTTTGAAATTCCAAAAGAGTGGCCTCGTTACGCTGGTATTGACTATGGCTTCAAGGACCCGTTCGCCGTTGTATGGGTTGCAATAGATAACGATGGTCGCATGTGGGTGTACCGAGAGATTTGCGTCTCTGGTTACAACTCCGACGAGCAGGCCAAACTTATTCTTGCTACCGAACAAGGCTCGGGTGAAACAGAAGTTATCAGAGTGGCCGACCCTTCAATGTGGGGAAGCCGCGGTACTCCTCTTTCTATTGCCGACGACTATGGCATTAACGGCTGTGGCATTATGCCCGCCAACAATGACCGTA